CCACGACGCTGCTCCAGCTCCGAGATCGCGCAAAGCAGGAGAGCGACAACGTTGGCCAGTCGTTCATCACCGACACCGAATGGAACGGCTACATCGCCGCGTCGTACCAAGAACTCTACGGCCTGATCGTCACCGCCTTCGGGAACGATTACTTCACCCAGACGCCGGCGAGCGGCTTCACCATCGCGACCGACGGCCTCAACGAAATGTTCGCGTTGCCGACGGACATGTTCAAGCTGTTGGCGGTCGACATCCAAGTCACGGCGCCGAACTATTGGGTCGCCCTCAAGCCGTTCCAGCTGGCCGAGCGCAACACGTTCGGCTTCCTCGGCTCAATGATCCCGATGGCGGGGCAGACGATCCGCCTTCTCTACGTGCCCCGGGCGCTCGTCCTCACCGCCGACGCCGACACTATCGACGGCGTGAACGGCTGGGAAGAATACATCGTCGTCGACGCATGCATCAAAGCCCTGACGAAGGAGGAGGCCGACGTGACGGCGTTCGCAATGCGCAAGGCAGCTCTGCTCGAGCGCCTACAGGGGGAGATCACCAATCGAGACGCTGGCTCCCCCGCGTGCGTAGCCGACGTGCAGAGACGCCGGGGGCGCTCGATGCGCTACCGGCTCAACGGGAACCAGCTGTGGCTTCGCGGCAACGGCATGCCCGCCTGGGGCCCCGACGGTGCCGGCAACGACTGGGGTGACGGAGGGTACTGGTGATGGCGTCGAACATGCTCACCAACCTGCGAGGCCCCGACCCGAACGCCAATCGGCAGACGGATGCGATCTCTCGGCTCGTCGAGCCGGTGTGCAAGGCTGTGATGGCGACGCCGATCATGGGTGCCAAGCCGCCCGCATGGATTCGCCCTCCGCTCGAGAACGGATTCATCGACTTGAGCGGATGGGTTCCGGCGCGATACCACAAGGATGCGCTCGGCTACGTGCATGTTCAGGCGGCAGTCACATCTCCTGGAGGCGCGGCTGCCGGCTCGACAGTGTTTACATTGCCAGTCGGAGCAAGGCCGGGCTTGGCTATGCTGGTGTCTGCGTACATCGCAGCCCCTGGAGCAGTGGGAGTGTACCCTCAGGGAAATGTCGCCACCATAGGTGTGATTGCCGCAGGACAATCGCTTCAATTCTCTTTCTCTTTTCTCGCGGAGCAATGACTTGGGTGCTGAGGGTCTCGACTTCCAGATGGTCGCGGTGGACTTCACCGGTGGTCTCGACACGCGCACACACCCGAAGCTTAGGGTTCCAGGCAAGTGGGACCTACTGACGAACTGCGTCCACTCGAAGGACGGGTCGCTCTCGAAACGCGATGGGGTGCGGGCGCTCGTCCCGAGCATCAACGGCCACGGCCTGGCTACGTTCGACAATGAGCTTCTCGCAATCAACGGCACGAGCGTCTACAGCACCACGATCCATCCGTCTGTCGGCGCCGTCTACGCGGAGGGGCAGCTTCCCTGCGTCCATGTCGAGAAGCGGAACGTGGCCCAATCAGGCAACACGCATGACTCGGTGGACTGCGCCTACGGCGGCGGCCTTGAGGTCTATGTCTGGCGCGAGTACTCGATCGCGACCGCAGCGAATCTCGGCGTCTACTGGTGTGCAGTCGACTCGTCGACCCGCGCACTCGTTGTGCCTCGCGCCCTTCTCTCGGCTACAGGCTATGCGCCTAAGGTGGTGGCCCTCTCGGACTCGTTCATGTTCTTTTGGTTTCAAGGCACTGGGCCTGTGCTCCCATACGCCCAGGTCTACAAGCCTGCCACCGGCATTGGTGGCCCCGCTGCGCTCGGAATCGTGATTGCGGCACCGCCGATCGCGAGCTTTGATGCTGTCGCGTTCGGGTTTGACGGAGTCACGAACTTCGTTGACACCGCCGCACTCTCGTACGTGTACGCCGACGGCGTGACTTCGGTGCGCTGCAGCCAAGTCACCTTCAATCCAGTCACGCTCGTGCCGGCCGTCATGGCTACGACCAACCTGATCACCGAGGCGCAGGCGCCGAACGCTACAATTTGCGGCCTCGGCCTCTCAGTTTCGGGCGGAACGTCCGGGGCCGCCGCGTACGCAGTGACGGCGATCGCGAGCCCTATAAGCGGCGCAGTGCTGAGCGGAGTCGCCGGGACTGCGATCAACGACGCTTGGGCCGCGTCGGCACCCACACCGATCGACTGGGTGACGGCGATCTTCACCACCCTGCATCCAACGCATGTCACCGGCATCCGGCACTCGATCCACAACCTCTCCGAGTGCCAAATCTACGTCGACGCGTTCGCGGATCGACTGGTACCAAACTCCGCATCGGTGCCGATCCGGGCGTATTCCGTCTTCATGGTTGGCCCTGGCGTACCACTGACCGTGGTGAGGTCATGGACTCTCGTCAACTCTAACTTGGGCGTCGCCGCGCTCATGGGCCCGTTCATCGCCGGAGCTCCGATGATCACCGGGACTCCGACCGCTGGGGCCTTCAGCAACCCAGAGACGGTCACTCTACCGGTGCGAATGGACGCGCGCTACGCCAGCACACAGCAGTCAGGCGTGTTCCTGTTGGACGGATCGACCGGCGCGGTCCTCGGCAAAGCACTCTACGGAAGCGCGCAGGCCTACGACTATGGCGCGGCCACCGTTCCTTCTACGCCTCTCAGGACTTCGACACCCACGGTCGCGAGAACGGGGCTCGGGACATTCCTCCTTCCGGTCCTCGAGCTGGGGCACGTGACGCTACTCGCTGGAGTGAACGTCACGGAAAGCAGCGTGTCAGTGCTCCTGGTGACTCCGAACGTGCCTATGGGCGCCGTGGCGGCCGACGCATGGGCGCCGCGGAGGATTCAGATCGGCCGCTCGACGATGATCGCCAACGGAATGCTCTCTCTGTACGACGGAGCGGCTGTTTGCGAAGCGGACTTCAATCTCTACCCGGAAGGCATCACAGCTACGGCAGCTGCCGGAGGTGGTAGCTGGGCGGCTGGCACATACGAATTCGTCGCAATCTACGAGTGGACCGATGGCCAAGGTCAGCGGCACCAATCTGCTCCGAGTCCGCCGGTTCAGGTCGTCGTTGCTCTCAATGACACAGTTACATTTCGGATTCCGACTCTCCAGCTCACGCAGCGCAGCAACGTCAGACACGTGCTCTATGGGACGCAGCCTAACGGCACCACGTTCACTCGCTTTGGCAGCGCATGGGCGCCGGTGGAGATCCTCAACAACAATGCCCTCTCGCACTCTGTGACGGCAGTGCTTGCTGGTCCTCCGGCCAGCAACGAGCTTCTCTACTCTCAGCCCTTCGTGGCTGACACGACTCTGCCGAACGACGCGCCGGGTCCGTGCTCGATAGTGGGCGTCCACCAACAGCGGTTGTGGCTCGACCTGACGGACCGCCAAGGGGCGTTCCGCTACTCGCAGCAGCTGGTGACGGGCGTCGGACTCCAGTTCAACGAGCTTCTCGGCGGCCAGCTCCCGGTTGAGGCCGGAAGGATCACCGGCTTCGCCTCTATGGACGAGATGCTCATCATCCTCGCCGAGAGGAAGATCTTTCGCATCACCGGAACAGGGCCTACGCCGAGCGGGGGCTACAACGGATACTCAGACCCGGTGGAGATTCCATCAGACGTCGGGTGCACGACCCCTTCTAGCGTGCTCAAAATCCCAGACGGTGTGATGTTCCGCTCGGCCAAAGGCTGGTACCTCCTGACGCGCGACCTGTCGGTGAGGTACATCGGCGGACCCATTAAGCGGTGGGACTCGGACGTCATCACCAGCGCCGTGCTGATGGAGGATCGCCAGGAAATCAGGATCAGTTCACGCCGCACGTACGACTCGAACTTCTCCGGTGCTCTCCAGTTCTGCTACTCGTACGTGGCCGACACTTGGAGCGTGTTCACGGTGACGTCTCTGACTGTGACTCCGAGCCCAACCAACACGCTCCAGGTCTTCGACGCTGTTTGGTGGCCCACGACCGGCCGCTACGTGTCAATCGGCTACTACGACGGAATCAACCAAGACACGCCAGGAACGTATCTCGATTGGGTGGGAACCAACGTCACTGGATTCGCGGTCGGCATGTCTGCGCGTTCGAGCTTCCTTCACCTCGCGTCGCTCGAGGGGTTCCAGCGAGTGCGCTGGCTGTATCTGACTGCGTCGGCAAAGACGGCGCCAGCGACTCAGTTGTCGTTCCGGGTCGACTTCGACGACCTTTACCAGACGCAGAATCCGCCCGGCTCCCCAGGCTGCTACCTCACATCGTCGCTCACGCTCACGGGGATTCCGTTCCCCAACCCGGCCGCAGTCGACCTGCGCCACAAGCTTCGACGGCAGAAGTGCAAGAGCGTGGCGATCACCGTCAATGAGATCCCGGTGTCACCTGGAGCCGATGGGCTCACCGGATTCCAGGCGCTGGCACTCCAGATCGGCGTCCGCAAGGGCACCAACAAACTTCCCGCGGCACAGGGGGTGCCGTAAGCCATGCCTCGACGCGCAGACGGGACTTGGGAGGACAGGGACGGCAACGTCGTCTACCGCACCGACCCGCACGACACCGGCGTCGACCGGACGAAGGCCACCTACAAAGATGGCTTCTGGTACGACAATGCGACCGGGCAGAAGATCCCGAACCGGAACGACATGCCTCAGCGCGTGCCGGGCACGAAGGCTGGCACTCCAGGCTCGACGGTCTGGCCAGACGGGACACCGGTCACACCTGAAGAGACTGCCGAGATCAACAAGCAGGCAAGCTCGTCGCCAACGGACCCAGGGTGGCTCGACGTCATCCTGGGCCCCATGACGGGAGGCATTGGGACGGTCATCTCTGGAGCTCAGGGCCAATGGCTCGGCAATCCGCCAGGCGTGCCGACAGGGCACGAGCCATCAGAAGGCGCCCCAAACTACGGCGTCACCGGCTTCGCGGATCCGAGCGGCGCGACCAACAACTTCCTGCCTGCCAATGCGCCCGGCGCCGAGCTTCCGACCGCGCAGGCCGACGAGGACCGGAAGCGCATGGGCGACTACCTCGCCCAGCTGCAAGGCCAGGCGGCCACCGGCTCGGGCGCGTGGGAGGGGCAACTCGCTCGGGCGACCCAGCAAGGCTCTGATGCGGCGTCGGCGCTCGGACAGTCGGCCGCTGGCGTCGACCCAATGGCCGTGCAGAGAAACATAGGCAACGCGACGGCAGGCGTGCAACAGCGAGCGGCTGGTCAGGCCGAGACGCTTCGAGAGCAAACGAAGCAGCAGGCCCAACAGCAGCTCTCGGACATCAACGCGGCCCAAGCGAGCCTCGACGCTCAGCAGGCGGCGGAGCAGGCAGCGGCACGTCAGGGCAGACGAGAGGCAAACAAGGGAATCACCGACGAGGCGAATCGCATCAACACCGGAATCTACTCCGGTGCCGCACAGGCCTTTGCGTCGCTGCTTTCGAACGGCGGACCGGTACCAGGCAAAGCGAAGGTCTTCGGCGACGACTCGGCCAACGACACCGTTCCGGCGATGCTCAGCCCGGGCGAGATCGTCCTCCCCCGCTCCGTCACCCAGTCGGGCAACCCAGAAGCCGCCGCAGCCGCATTCGTCCAGGCCGTGAAGGAGCACCACGGACACCACTTCGACGACGGAGGCAAGGTGCCCGACCCGTGGGCCACCAAGCCTGACTCTGGCGCAAAGGATGCGCTGCCGGTGCTGGCGAACGATCCGACTGTGACGGCCGCTGGAAACGCCACGTTCATGGGAATCGGCACGCCCCAGGAGGCAGCGAGCGTCCGAAACGGCGGCCTGCTCGACACCACGGCGTACAACGCGAGCCGCGATGCGACGCTCGGGAGCACACAGGCCTTCCTGGATGCCTTCGGTGGGCGCGGCCCATCGGTGGCCCCCCAGGCGATGCGCAACGCGACCGATGCGAACATCGCAGGGGCGCTGGCGGCACAGACGGGAGCTCGAGGAGCCGGCCGAGGGGCGGCGGCGGGGCTGATCGGAGGCCAGGCGGCTGAGGAGCTGTCGGGGGCGGCCGGCCAATCGGCGACGACCGCGGCCAACGAGGCGACTCGGGGAGGGCAGTCGTACGCCTCTGCGATTCAGCGCCAGCGCCAGATGGACCTCGCGTTCGCCTTGGCGCAGCAACAGGCTGCGTGGCGAAACAGCATGCTCAACGCCGGCATCGGGCTCCAGAACCAGGCCGCGGTGCGGGGGATTCTCGGTGGCGCAGGCCAGGCGTTCGCGGCCGGTGCTGGTGCTCTCGGCGACCTCGGAAAGGACTTCGAAGGCTTCGGCGCCGACCCTGAGGCGGCTTCGGTCGACCCCTGGGAGGACAACGATCCATGGTCTCAGCCCGTCTCGGACGAGGGGGACTGGGGGAGCGACTGGGGGGAGTCGGATTCAGGTGGCGTCCCGAGCTGGGCGGGCGACTCCGACACGGCCTACGCGGCCCACGGCGGAGAGATCCGGGAGCGCAACAAGGCCTTCACCCGCGCATGCGGCTTCGCCGACGGCGGTGAGGTCGACTACCCCGGCTACCGCGGCACGATCGGCGAGAACGAGACGCCAGAGCAGGCAGCAGCCCGTCTCGGCTACGTCTACAGCCCCTTCGGCGCTCGCACGCCCCCCGGCTACCGCGGCGTCGCTCGGCCCGGGGAGTCGCCGACAGAGGCCGCGGCCCGGCTCGGTGGCGCCCCTGGCCCAATGGAGGACGAGGCCGCAGGAAATGCGCTCGTCGCCCAGTACCTCGCCGGCGCTTCGAGCTCTCCCCCGGGCATGGTCGCCCAGATGGCTCCAGCGGCGCAGGTGGTTCCCGGAACCGGTCAGGTGGTTCCAGAACCGGTTCAAGGAGCCGCCCGAACGGCCGCACCTCTGCCCGATCGGCGCCCGATCGGCGCCCGATCGGCGCCCTTGCAGCCCGACAACTACGCGCTCGAGCAACAGGCGGCCACCGACACGGCTGCGGCGCACGAGGAGGCGGGGCGAGCCCAGGCTCAAGCCCTCGTCGGAGCCCAGAAGGCCCTCGAGCAGGCAGCCATCGACCAAAAGGAGTCTCGCGCCCGGGCTCAGATTGCCGCCGACGCGGACATGGCGCGCATCCTCGAGGCTCGCCAGGCCGTTGCGTCCTCGAGCTCCACCATCGACCCCGGGCGCTGGTGGGCCTCGAGGTCGACGCCTGGCAAGATCGCGGCGGCCATCGGGCTCGCCCTGGGGGCAATCGGCGCGGGCAACGACGGCGTCAATCGAGCCGTGGGGATCATCCAAAACGCCATCGGGCGAGACCTCGAAGCACAGAAGGCCGAGCACGAGATCAGGCTTCGCAAGGGCCAGATGGCCGTCGACAGCGCCACCTCGATCTACACGCTGCACCGCCAGCTCGCTCGGGACGACATCGCATCGGCAGACGCTTCGAAGGCGACCGCGCTCGAGATCGCAAAGAACCAGGTCGACCTTGCCACGGCTCGCGCTTCGAGCCCGCTCGCCAAGGCCCAGGGTCAGATGCTGGCGGCTCAACTCGGCCAGAAGCGCGATGAGCACGACGCGGCGACGAAGCAGCGCTCGTTCGACAACTGGGTCAAGCGCGAGGACATGGAGACCCGCCGCATCGCGGCGCTGAAGGAGTCGGCCTCGCAGATCGGCCGAGACTTC